GGCGTTGCTTTACGGAGATTGGAATATTTTCGAGGGTCAATACTTCTCGGAGTTCTCACCGGAAAAGCACGTGATTAACCCCTTTGAGATACCTCTCGGCTGGAGAAAATTCCGCACGGTAGACTACGGTCTTGACAGGCTCGTATGCCTTTGGATAGCAATAAGCCCGGAAAATCTCATATACGTGTACCGTGAATTTTGTGCGTCAGATCTGCCGATAAGCGCATCTGCGAGAGCAATATGCGAGAGAACGCCTGCCCGTGAGGATATATACGCAACTCTCGCTCCGCCTGACCTGTGGAGCCGCAGCCAAGAAACCGGACGGACGAAGGCGTCGCTTTTTTCCGAATACGGAGTAAACTTTACAAAAACCTCAAACGACAGAGAAACGGGGTGGCTCGCAATCAAGGAGCTTTTATGCGACACGGGCAGCTCGCCAATGCTTAAAATATTCTCGACCTGCACCGAGCTTATACGCTGTCTGCCCGCCCTGACGGTCGACAAGCTTCGCCCGAGCGACTGCTCAAACGAGCCGCACGAAATAACGCACGCCCCCGATGCTCTTCGAGGCTTTGCAATATTTCATTCAAGACCCGCAGAGGATAAAAAAGCAATTTTTCGCACGGCTTGGACAACAGATATGTGGGAGGACTACAGCCGTGCGGATGAGGAGCAAAAACTATACTTAAAACGCAAATACGGAGAACCAATGTGAAAACGGAAAACACAAACAAAGAGGCGAGGCTTGAATTTTTCTCCTCGCTTTATGAAAACGCAAAAAACAATTATTCCGATTCCTTAGAGCTGTACCAAAGGCATATGAACCAATACCGAGGCTCTCTTGATATAGACGGCTCACCCGAGCCTGCCGTAACGGTGCGTAATATCACCTACGAAATAGTAGAGAGCCAGGTATCCTCCGACATTCCGCACCCAAAGGTTGACGCCGCCTGCTACAGCGAAAGAAGAAGCAGAAACGCCCTTGCCATAGAAAGACTTCTGTATTCGGTGCGTGACAAGCTTCCGTATGAAGAAATGAACGACGTGGACGAGCGTTATACCTATATTTTCGGCGGCAGCGTGTGGTACGTGGAGTGGGATAACGCCCTGAGGCTTGGAAAAGAGGTGGGGGGCGTGCGGCTTCATTGCCTGTCGCCTATGAATTTTATACCCCAACCGAATATATCCTGCATAGAGGATATGGAATACTGCTTTTTGAAGCTCACGACCACCAGGGGCGAGCTTACGAGGTGCTACGGTGTTAAGGAGGAGGAGCTTGACCTTGCCGAATACGAGCTTGGCGGCGAGGGTGCTGACGGTGATACGGCAACGCTTGTGATTACCTTTTACAAGGACGAGGACGGTGAAATAGCAAAGTTCGTATTTTCGGGTGCTCTCACCATCTTCGATATGCCGAAATATTACCGAAGAACAATAAAGGTCTGCAAAAAATGCGGCAGGTCCGAGGAGGATTGCCGGTGCGACAGAAAATCCTTCATTGATAAGGACGAAATATTTGAGCTGCTCTCCTCGGAAATACTTCTGCGTGACGGCAGGAAAATTCTGTCCTCATCACCGCTCGTTGAGGGCGGCAGACTGGTGGAGGGTGAGGGCGGCTTTGAAATGCAAAAAACGGAGATACCCTACTATACGCCTACGTCATTCCCAATAGTAATCAGAAAGAATACCTCCTTTGGCGATGCCCTGTTCGGACAGTCCGACTGCGAATATATCCGACCGGAGCAGCAAGCAATAAATAAGCTTGAATCGAGAATACTGCAAAAGCTTCTCAGAGCGGCAATCACCCCAATAGTTCCCGAGGATGCAAGCATTTCTCTTAACAATTCGGTATTCGGTCAGGTGATAAAAATGAAGCCCGGAGAGAGTGCGTCGCAATACGGAAAGGTTGACACGACCCCCGATATATCGCAGGATATTGCAGAGGCGGAAAGACTTTACGACCACTCAAAAAGAATCCTCGGTATATCCGACGCACTTCAAGGACTTGACGCATACACGCCCGAATCTGGATATGCAAGACAGCTCAAAATTTCTCAGGCATCGGGCAGACTTGAATCGAAAAAGAAGATGAAGCATACGGCTTACGCCAAAATAGACAGACTTATATTCGAGCAATATCTAGCTTTTGCAGACGAGCCTCGCTCACTCGTATTCAAGGACGCTTACGGCAGAGTACACAATTCCGAATTCAACCGATACGATTTCATAGAGTATGACCTGCATAGCGGAGAATATTACTATGACGACGCCTATCTTTTCTCGGTGGATTTGAACGGCGGTGCAGAATATCAGAGAGAGGCTCTTTGGGAGCGTAATCTTGAAAACCTTAAGGCAGGAACGCTGGGCGACCCGTCAAAGAACGTCACCCTGCTCCGCTACTGGCAATGTCAGGAGCGTGCTCACTACCCGTATGCAAGAGAAAACGTGGAATACTTCACACTTGCCGCAGAAAAGGAAGAGATATTACCCGAAGACACCTTGAAAGGAGATGATTAAGCAATGTCAGCACCTACGCTTGAAGAATTCGTAGAAAATTATATAAGCAACAAAGCAAAAGAGAACGAGAAGAAAAGCTATGCCGATTGGCTTAAGTCAAACGGAGTGGAATCAGAACGCATATACGCAGATTCCGTCAAGGATATAAGCGGTGACTACAAGCGTGCAAAAAGCGAATACGGCACTCTTGCGGAAAGTCTTTGGAGGCTTGGACTCACCTCAAGCGGTTACTCGGATTACCTCAGTGGAAAGGCGTATTCGGAAATGCAGAAACGCAAAACGGATGCCAAGGCCTTGTACAACGAAAACGAAGCTAAAAACAAGAGGGGCTACAGCGAATATATCGAGAAGCTCGAAAAGAAGACCGACGAAAGCTACGAGAGCACCGTTGCCGCAATAAGCAATGCGGGAATAATGAGCTACGAGGACGCTTACGCCTACGCCATAGGTGCGGGACTCACAGCCGAGAATGCAGCCCTCGCAGCAAAGAGTGCGGGTGATGCCGTACGGAAAAGAGTCAGAGAAAAGGCTATAAAAACGATTATAGAAAAAAGCTTCAACAAGGACCAGGCAAGAGAATACGCACTTGCGGTCGGTCTTGGCGAGGACGTAGCAAAGGAGCTGGGCGAATATGCAGATGCGATTAACACCCACGGCTATTACAGCTCAGAATATCTCGATTATATTAAAAACAAAGTGACGTCGGAAAACGGCTCGAAAAAATAAACAGAAGAAAGGAATATTATATGAAAAACAAAAACTGCTCACCATACGGAACCTACAGCCTTAATAAGATACAAGCACCGAAGAGCTCGAAAAAGTGCGAGCCCTCGGCAAAAAGGACAGTCGGCAAAGATGACCTGCGTGGAGGTAAGAAATAATGGAAGAGTCAAGCTTTCAGGAAAACGCAAACGAAGCTTTACAACCTCAGGAGCAAATATGCGACACGGATGGCGGTGATTATACCCATCAGCAAGCAAATCAAGAGGCAGACGCATCAGAGGAAGAAATAGATTACGGAGAGGTTGTAATCCGTGACGTTATGGCACTGCGTGCACAGTTTCCTGAGCTGCGGAGTCTATCCGACGTTTGCGAGCTTGAAAATCCTCTGCGTTATGCGGCACTCAGAGACCTGGGACTTTCGCCGGCAGAGGCGTATCTCGCAACGTCAAGACGGCATAAAAAGGATAATCGCTCGCACCTTTATTCGACACGCACCGCCACTTGTGCTCCTCAGGGAGCTATGACAGAAGCCGAGATGGCGGCTGCAAGAGAAATTTTCGGAGACATCTCCGACACTGAAATAAGAAAGCTCTATAAGAGAGTAACGAAATAAAAGAAAGGAAAAAATTATGTTCAAACTTATCAAAATCAGAGGCTCAAGAACCAACGTTCCCGAAACTACGGTTTTTAACGTTGACGGAGTAACTGCCTACGACGCCGGTGCAGTTTATTTTCTCGGCGAGGGCACTTTATCAAAAACGCCGTTTGGCACAAGCGACGTAAAATTCATTCCCCTTGAAACGCTTCCCGAGAACAGCGGAAAAACAGCTATCCGTGGTTACATAGTAAGCGAGGAAATGGTATTTGAAACAAAAATTTATGAGGACTACAACGAGGTAAAGGTCGGTGACCCAATCTGTGCCCGTACGAACGAAAACGGTGCTATGGCATACGTTGAGGGTATGGTTGGCGAGGACGCCATGCTTCTCTCTAAGGACGGCGTACAAAAGACACGCAAGGTTCTCGTAGCTCTCAAGTGGTAAATTGAAAGGAGAAAATAAATGATAATTTATTCAAAATCAACCGGTACGAATAACGGTGCAATAGGCAAGCTCGAAACGCCTATAAAAATGATAATCGAGCATGAGAGCGACCTTCTCACTAAAAAGGGCGGTATTTGCTCATGGCTCTTCAACGTTGAAAAGAGCGGCAGATTCGGTGAAACCATTATAGGTCAAAACGAGTTTGACGTATTCCACGCAGTAGCCGAGGGTGCGGGAGCTGAAAACGATTCAATAGACGAGACCTACCGCAAATTTATTGAGCATATTCAGTTTATGAAGGAATTCACAATAACCGCAGAGATGATGGAGGATGCAAACTACGGAGTAGCCGCTGATGCTAAACGCAGGGCTGAAAACTTTACACGTGCGTACTACAAGACGATAAACAAAATCTGCGAGCACGCACTCATAAACGGAACCTCCGGAACAAGCCATTTTGCGAGAGCGACGCTCGACCTCACCACCGCAGACGGCTCTGCCCTGTTCTCCTCCTCTCATAAATGGGGCTCAAGCGAGGGCGGCACTCAAGCGAACTACTTCTGGGGCGATATTTTCTCTACCGGGGCGTCAGGCTCGAGGAATACCTCAGCCTCCGCATTCGAGGAGGCTCTCGGAGAGCTTTCGGTAAAGCTCAGAAATATGAAGGATGAAAACGGAGACCCGCTTGGATATACGGCAGATACCATAATTCTTCCCGGCAACAGACCCGTAACCGAAACTATTGCAAAGAAGGTCTGCGGCTCTGAGGGCGCGCTCGGCAACGGATATAACGATATAAACCTGCACTTTGGCAATTGGAACGTCGTTATTTTGCCTAACTGGCAGACGAGCGACGACAGAGTTATGATAATGTCAAGCGAGGCAAACAAAAATCTTTCGGGAAATATGTTCTTCAACCGTGTTCCGCTTACGGTTTCAAGCTGGGTTGACAATCACACCGGCAACTACGTATGGAACGGAAGATGCCGTTTCGGTGTTGGCTTCGGCACGTACAAGCATATTTTACTTGCCGTTGATGCGGCAAGTGCGGTAAGCGGTGCTACTCAGCTCTAAGAGCTATTAATCAAACCGAGGGTAGCTTAAGTTAAAAAACTTTATCTCCCCTCGGTCACATAAAGGGGGAATTTATTTGACTTATAATGATTTATGCACGGAGGTTGCGGCTCTTGGCTTTGAGAGCGAAATAGAATCGCAGGAAAGACTGCTTACAGCCGCAAGACGTGCATTAAGAATGATTTTCACCGAGCGTCCGTTATACGATACCGCAACGCTGTACAAAAGCAGAATTACGTCTGCCGTAAAGATAGACAGCCTATTGCACAAGGGCGGATATACCGACACCGTGTCATACAACGCAAAGGCATACTCCTTCAAGACGTCGGGTGTGGGTAGCTATAAAATATGCGAGGACGGTGAAGAAAGGATATACGCTTTTTCGGGAAGCGGCATAGTGCACCGTGGATTTCTTCACGGAGAGGGAGAGCTCGTATTCGTCGGCGAATATTGCTACACGGTGTACGACCTGAGAATATTTGACGAAATTTACGGTGCTTCAACCGATGATATTCCCGTACAAAGCGGTTACACGGAGTACGACCTAAGCCGTTTTACACAGAATTTTCTCTCGCTTGCATCCGCTCCTGCGAATGAATACGGCTCGGCAATCCCCGACTCCTCCGTGTGCGGTAAAATTATGAGAATACCCGACGAATATTCGGGAAAAATCCACGTACGCTATAAAAAAGCTCCGTCGGATATAAGCGAAAGCAGTGAGGAAGAAATAGCTCTTCCCGACGGGTGCGAGCATCTTTTGCCGCTTCTTACTGCGGCGTTCGTATGGCTTGACGACGATGCGGAAAAGGCTCAGTATTATATGTCGCTTTACAAGGAAGCAATGGCGGCGGTAAAATACTACGAAAGACCGCACATAGATAACTCCTATCACACGGCTGACAGGTGGGCGTGATATGGGAATAAGAAGAAGCTATTCAAAAGGCAGTGCCGAATATACGGTTTCCTATACGGATATGAGGGGCGTTGACTTTTCCTCGAACAGCACCGATATAAAACGCTATCGCTTTTCCCGCCTTGAAAATATGTATAAGGATTATTCGGGCGGCAGCGGAGCAATTGAAAGCGTTCCCGGCTTCAGAAAAATCACAACGGTATATAAAAACGTTCACGCAATATACATACAAAAAAGCTCAGGCGGAGAGGAATTTGCAGTATTTCACGCAGGCGACTCGCTTTATAGGTTTGCACTTAAGGACAGAGATTCACTCACCCCGCCGGAGCCCTTGCTTACGATAAAGGATACGAAAAGCACGGGCTTTACCTCCGGCAGCGACCTTTATATTCTGGACGGAGAAAATATCGCACGGGTAGGGAGTGACGGCACGGCGAGCTTGGTCGGTGACGAAGCCGATGCAAAGCCGTACGTACCTACGACCTACTATAACGGTGAGGAATACGAGCAAAGAAATCTGCTTACCGATAAATTCAAGGAAATTTATACAATCACCTTGGCGAGCGATCTTGCAACGGCAAGCGAGGGACTGAGCTACAAAATAACCTCTCCGACGGATAAGCTGGCATCAATAAGCGGAATCGACGGCAGCATAGGCGGAATCGTATACGTGCCGTCATACGTTGACATTGCGGGAGAGCGGTATAAGGTGACGGAGATACAGGACAGTGCATTCTATCTGAACGAAAAAATAACCTCGGTGATACTGTCTGACACGGTAACTAGGATAGGAAAAATGGCGTTTATGGGATG